CACAGATGAAGCTGTTTATGGCATGACATTTGTTGGCCCTCCATTCACATTCTCTTTCCGACTGCTTGGAACGGCTTGTGGTGCTGCTGGCAAAAATGTAATGTTTAACATAGACAGCAGAGTTTTCTGGATGGGAGAAAACAATTTCTTCATGTACGATGGTGCGTTGCGAGAAATGAACTGCCCTGTTCAGTATTTCGTTTACGACAGACTGAATAAGAACCAGTTTGATAAAGCATTTGTGGCACACAACAATCAGTTTGACGAAATATCTTGGTTTTACGTCAGCACAGACAATACAAACATCAATGATCCAGAGCCAGATTCTTACGTGACTTATAATTACAGGGAAGATGCTTGGAGCATTGGTACATTAGACAGAACATGCTGGTCAGATGCTTTTGGTTCAAGGACAGTCCCATTCGCTTTTGATGTGAATGGGGAAATGTACAATCACGAAACGGGAACTGATGATAATGGTTCTGCTATGACAGCCTACATAGAGAGTTCGCCTATGGAAATAGACATGACTGGTGAAACTCTGATGATGGTCGACAAAATTATTCCTAACTTGACTCTTTCCGGCTCTGCTGATGTTACTGTAACAACAAGAAAATACCCTTCAGACACAGGAATAACCAAAGGACCATTTACTATTACACCAACAACGACTAAAATCAGTATGAGAGCTCGTGGTCGTCAGATGAAATTTAAAGTTGAAAGCGACGATCTTGGTGATTCATGGTCATTCGGTGATTTCCGAGTGAACACTAGAACGGATGGAATGCGATGAGTAGGATAAACCCAAGACTACCAGCAGCACCAGCAGAATATCAAAAAGGTTGGGGTGACAGGCTAGTTAACACACTTGAGCTCCAGATACGTTCTTTGCAGAGCTCTGCTTCCGTAGAGCCATATCAAATGAGCAATGTTACAACAGACAGAGTTCTTGATGCAGACTCTACGACTTTAGCAGAAGTCGCAGATGTTCTGGGGACTTTAATAACCGATCTTAAAGCTAAAGGAGTGATCAGCTAATGGCAGAACCAGGAGCACTCTCGGGATTGACAAACGAAGATCCTCAGACTTATACATACAATGTTTATCAAACAGAGTCAGCCGCACCTGATATGGATCTTACTCAACTGCAGGACATATATGGCACAGAATCAATGCCAGTTTTCCAATGGGTTCGTACGATTCAAACAGGCGAAAGGACATATACTCCGAGCAACCCAGTTGATCAAGAGATGCTAAACAGGTATCAACAAACAGTTGGTGATCAGACTCCTCCAGGATATATGACTCCTGAAGAAATCCGGAAACAAGCAATAGGTGACGTTGCATCATCTGCTGCGACCTATGTCGGAACTAATGTTGGGGCTGCACTAACAGATCCTTATTATGATTCAATAGGGATGAATCTTGGGGCTCTTGAGAAAACAGGGAAAGGACTAGCATCCTCTGTTGGTTTTGATACAGCCTCAGAAGCTGCCAAGGCATCTGCCTCGAGAGGCCAACAACTTTTGAAGCTAGATGCAATACCTGAAGGCAAAATTTACTATCCTGATATCGCAGACAGAGCAACAGCAGAAGCAACAGGCAACCTAGACCTTTATAATAAACTGAAAGGCACTGAAGGTGCTGCGACAAATATCGGTGGCTTGAAAGGTCCAAAGGTTTACTCAGAAGATGCTGTGAGAGAAGCTTCCAAAGAAGTTGGCGAAAATTTAAGAGCTACAGCTATCAATCCAGCACTGCCTCAACCCAGTTATTTAGAGGGAGTTGGCAGCAGGCTATATGGCGCAGAGGCTAAACAGAACTGGTCTTCTGCAGGCATGGGTGGAATTTTCAACTTTGGTGTTCAACTTGCGATGGGCAAAGATCCAGAGAAAGCTGCAAAATCTGCTGGGGCTTCTGCCATCGGTACAGCTATAGGAAATGCATTGCTTCCTGGACTTGGCGGTGTGATTGGCGGAACTCTCGGAGGCATTGTTGGTGGGCGTGTCATTTGCAACGAGTTGTGTCGTCAAGGATTCATGACGAGAAAACAAGTTGTGTTAGATTACAGATTCACTCGCGATTACCTAACACCTCAGCATGTGAATGGCTATCATATCTGGGCTGTAAGCGTCGTTCGCAACATGCGGAAGGGTAAGGGTGTTAAGTTGTGGAAACACATCGCTACGCACAGAGCAAACGAGATTGAATACATTTACGGTCTTCGTGATAAAGGAGATCTGCTCGGAAAGATCTACAGGAAGATCTTAGAACCAACATGCTGGTTGATCGGGGCATTCTGCTCTCAGTCCGACTGGTCTGTATTATACGAAACCAAGGAGTGCTAATATGGCTCGTAGTCAAGAAGAAATGATGCGCATGCAACAAGGTGCTAATCAGAATCCACTTTCAGCAATGCCACCAGAAGCTCGTGAGAATCTCATGAAGCCATCTGACAGCATTGCAGCTGTTTTGATGTCTCGTCTGGCAAACATGTCTCCAGAAGAGCTGAAAATGCTTGATTCTGTCATCACACCAGAAGTCGCTAGAGTTTTGATGAAGCTGTTACCAGAACTTCAAAAACTGATTGATGCTGTCATGCAGCAACAAGGTGGCGGTCAACAACCGATGCAGCAAGGTGGTGACATGGGAGCTCTTGGCGGTATTCGATGAATATTCGCAGAGCAACCATATTTGACATCTCTGCTTTGGCGATGATGTTGGTTGACATGCATAATCAAACAGAGCTGAACACGCCAAAAATCAGTTCTGAAAAGCTGATAAACAAAATCAGCGAGGCAATTCATCGGGGTGTTGTTTTCGTAGCGACAACTGATGAAAATGGCATAATAGGTTCTATCGGAGGCCATGTTGGCTCCGATTGGTGGTCGGAAGAGAAGTTCCTAGCAGACAACTGGTTCTATGTTCATCCAGAGAACAGGAAGTCAAGAGCAGGGTATCTTTTGATAAAAGAGTTTATGAATGTGGCTAAAGAGGCTAAAATTCCACTTAGGCTTGGTCACATCTTCTCCGGAGACCTAGAACGGAAAGATAAATTTTATACAAAGCTCGGCCTGATAAAAGCTGGGATAGTGTACGTGGAGAGTTGATATGGGTGGTTTCTGCTCAACAAGTGTTGAAGAATTACCGAGCTATTCCAATGTCCTTCAGGGAACAGACATTCCTGAATGGGTTTCTGCTGGTGGCCGTGAACTTTATGATCAGGCTCGTGAGTTAGCTGCTTCTGAATTTCCTTCTTTTGATGCTCCTCGTGTTGCAACTTACGATGGATCTAAACTGACGCCAGAAGAACAAGAGGCATTCAGGATCCTTGAAGGAGTTGGTGCCAAAGTAGATCCTCTTCTTACTCGTGCACAAACAGCGACAGAAGCATTAGGTAAAGGTTACGGGGCTGCAACAAGAGAGCAGTTGTTGGGCGATCAGTTCAGCATGACATCTGCACAGCCTTTCTTGGATATTTATCAGCAAGCTGCAGACCCAGCAGTCCGTGCAGCGCAAGAGCAGATTGAACTAGAAAAGAGAGCACAAGCAGCACAGGCTGCAAGAGCAGGAGCATTTGGTGGTTCTCGTTCTGCAATTCAAGACGTTTTAACTGCGACAGAAGGTGCCAAAGCCATAGGCGATATCCGTGCTGAGGCTGCAGCCAGAGGCCTTGAGTTTGCAGGACAAAGATTTGACAGAGAGCGTGAAGCAAGATTTGGGGCGGAAGATTCATTGCGCTCTGCGTATGAAACTGAAGAAGCTTCTCGCCTCCGCCAAGCAGAGAGGCTCACAGAGATGGCTCCTCTTGTCCAAGGCATTGAAGAGCAAACTGCTGCAGGCTTGTTGACTGCTGGTGAGGCTAGGAGAAGGCTTGATCAGATGGCTCTTGACCTAGCATATGCAGATTATGTTGAGCAACGTGAGTTCCCATTCCAGATGCTCAATTTTGCACTAGGTGCTTTGAAAGGTGTCCCGTACGAAACGACTCAGTACAGCTTAACACAAGGCAACCAGTATTTACAATCGCCAAGTGTTTATGGGCAGACAATGGGTGGGCTAGGTGCGCTGGCAAGTGCATACAAGCTCGCTTCAACCTGAGGTAATTTATAATGGTTGAAAGAACCAGAACGCCAAGAGTAACAGCACAACCAAGTCAGGTCTTGGGAGCTTCATCAACTGATGTCAGCACACTCCCACAAGGTGCTTTGGCTGGTGTTCTTGGCAATCAAAATCTTGAGTCTGCTATGGACTTGGCAAGAAGTCTGTACCCACAGAGAGAGCCAGTTGATCCTGCATTGCTTTCCTTGATGTTCTTTAGCCAGATGGCAGCAGAGGCTAGCAAGCCAGGAGCCACAGCATTGGGTGCAGCGGGAACAGCAGCAATGTCACCTGCACAGTACTTGATACAAGACGCACAGCTGCGAAGGAAAGAAGAAGCAACTCTCCCGTCAACAGCAGTTCAGTTAGCAACATTGATGAATCCGAAAGGTACTGGCAAAGGGTACAATCTCAAAAAGCTAGATCCCGTCATGGGCAATGATAACAAAGTTATGAAGACAGCAGAGGGTGCTCCTATTTATAACTTTGTCGTAGAAGACAATGCTGGGAATGTCATGAAAACATTCCAAGGACCAGACGCAACTGCAGCTGCATCCCTCAAGCCAATCACACTTTACAACGATACTGGCCAAAAGAGCTTGCCAGTGATTTTCGGGTCAGAAGATTACAACACAGCAGTCGCTGACGGCTTCACCTTGACAGAAAAACCAAGCAAAACAACTCTGAAAACTATGACGCTTGGTGCTGCCAACTACATGTCACCAGACGAAGCCAAAACATATTTGACAAATCTTGGCTTGGATGAGAGCTCTGCATCATTCGCATCTGCGCTGTCCAGCATATCGACAGACAATCCTGAGCTTATTGGTAAGCCTATTATTTCAGGAAACAACTATCAATCCCTAGTTGCACAAGTCAGGGATGGCGAGATAATAAGCGTAACACTTGGTGTTGCGGAAGGCGGACAGCCACCACCAAGCTCTGAGTTCCGGAAGAAGCGCGAACAAGAGCTCGCCAAAACAAAAACAACATACAATGATACTGCTGCAAGTGTCATCCCTAAAGTCGACGAAGCGATGAATCTTTTGCTTACTGGAAAGGTTGATACTGGTAGACTAGATGTCGCCCTTCAACCATTCAAACAAATTTTTACACAGGCATTCGGACTTACAGACCCACAGATTATCGGCTTTGAAACACTGGAACAAGTTTCTTATTTCTTGGCTCCGAAGATGCGTCCTGCGGGCTCTGGCTCGACTTCTGACATTGAATTCAAAGCCTATCAAAAAGCATCTGTTGCCATGGGCAACACTCCAGAAGCAAACTATATTTCTTTGTATGCATTCAGAAAAATGGCAGAAAATGGCATGATGTTGAATGACAAAGAAATTGAAATGATTGAAAGTGGTGCCTCGATCAAAGAGATTAATCAAGAGTTGCGCAAAGTTGACCGAGGCATATTTGAGAAATACACAGGCGATCCTGACAATCAAGAAGAGTTTGATGTTTGGTACAATGCATTGCCTAATGGTTCTGTCGTCATTAACAATGGCATTTTCGACAGTATGACTCCGTACATCATTAAAGGTTGGGGAGCTAAATAATGGGTTTACAGGTTCCTGCAGGTGCAGCTACAGTTGGTGGTAGTGGTCCAATTCTTGACGAACAGACTGAAGTAGAAGAAGTCTCGCTATCTGATCAAGCTGCCGATGTCGTCAAAGGGCTGTATCAAGCTGCAACAGGCCATGGCGTAGAGCTAGAATACCCAACTGTGCCAGAAGCAACAGATATCCCAGACGTTGGATTCTGGGATGCGTTCGGAACCAATGTGCGATTGATGTTCACTCGTGATGATTGGGGCAAGGCTGAAGTAATCAAAAATCAGTTCAAAAGTGACGAGCGTTTTGGTGGCGTTTACTCCGACGAGTTCAATCACCCGATGATCATTTGGAATGATAAGCCATACTACATCAACAAGCCAGGAATCTCAGAACAGGATATCGGGACATTGACTGGTGAAATCTACAAGTATCTGCCAGCAACCAAACTCGTTAGTGGTGCCAAAACCACTGGCCAAACTATCATGAGGGGCTTGCCAGCCTACTCAACAACAGAGCTTGGTGGGAAAGGCATTGAGGCTTCTCTCACGCCAGAAACAACAGCACAGAAAAAAGAGGGTGTTGGTGATCTGGCACAAGACGTTGCAATTGCGACTGGGGTTGGCGTTGGTGCAGATATACTATTGCCACCTTTGGTCAAAGGCATCAGTAAAGGTGTTGGAGCTGTTGCAAGGCCTGTGGTTGAAGGAGCGACAGAAGTTGTAAGAGCTACAGCCCCTCGCATAACTCCAGTTCTTGAGTCTTTGGCACAACGTGCTGGTGGCGGTGCTCAGCAGGAATCAAAGTACCCATTGACATCTGGTCAGAGGACAGCCCCACTGCCAGACAGATCCACACCGACGGAAAAAGTTACAGAGCAGTTGGAAGCTGAAGATGTCATGCGTCGTGCCCCTAGCACAGACCCGACTGCTCAATCGATTTTGCGTGGCTTTGATGACACACAGATTGAAGCCATTCGAGCTGATGCTCGTGCTCTTCAGGATGAGTTTGGGTCAGGCTCTAAAGCTGTGACTGGGGCGGAGAGCGTCCCGTTAGCTGCTGCAGAAACTGCTGCAGGAGTTGTTCAGAAACAAGCTACGCAAACTAAACAAGCTGCAAGAGAAGGCTATGAAGCTGTAAAAGAGGCTGTTGATCAGCCACTTCTTACAACTGAAGGTCGTGTTACTATGGCTAACAATGCTTTGTCTGTTGTTGACGACCTAGGCATTGAAGAAAGATTGCTAGCTCAAATGCCAATCCTGAGTGGTGAGGTCAAATATCTCCAGCAACTATTAAAATCTGCAGAGGAAGGTACTCTTGAAGGCATAAATCTGACTCAGCTGCACGCTTATCAGAAATCACTGAATGCCGCATCAAGACAGGCAACTCCTGGAACTCCAGAGGCTCTTGCTTTAGGCAGAATCAAAGCTGTCGTTGACGAGACTGTTTTTGATGGCATTGAAAAAGGCTTGATAACAGGCGATCAAGTAGTCATTGATCAACTCAAAGAAGCAACAGGCCTCTACAGGCAATACATCGGGATGACTGGCAAAGGGACTGCAGCAACTTCTCCGCAGAAAGCTGCAAACAAGATCCTAGAGACTCTNAGCAACCCAGAGTACACGCCACTTCAAGTCGCCAATATTTTGTTCGGTCACGCCAAGTTCGCACCAAATCAAGCGATAGGTCTTGCGCTCAAAAAGCTCGAGCAGAACATGCCAGCAGAGCAGTATGCAGAAGTTGTCGCTTTGCTCAAAGACGGCATACTTGAGAAAGCCTTCACTGGCGGAAGAGCAGGTGGCATAACTAGGACAGCGATCGTCAATAGCTACGACGATGTGTTCGTAAAAAATAAAAAATTGATGGAACAGGTATTCACCACGGACGAACTAGCTAGGATTGGTGAGTTCCGTAAGAATGTTATGCCAACGCTTTGGGCTGAGATTAAACTCAACCCATCGGGATCAGGCTACACGATTCTTTCAGGAATGGCTCGTGCAGGGGTGCTTCAATATGGCAAATTCATACCATTCGTAAGGGAAGCGATTGAGGCTGGAGAGGGCATGGCTGCAGCAGGTCAAGCTCGTGATGCTGTTCGTCAATACACAGCAAGAACTCAACAACCGCTACTAACTTCAACAGTTGCTGCTTCTCTGAGGCCAGAGCTGACTACGGAAGACATGGAAGAAACTCCTCCCGCTGTTAAGAATGTAGTTGAAGGTTTGTCGCCAACAGCCAGAGAGCAGATTTTGCAAGCGACACAGCAATGATCTTTGAAGCCATAGCCGCGATTAAAATCGCGAATGAGGCGATTGGCGCAGTCAAAGAACTTTGTGGGCACATAACTTCTGTAGGAGAAATGGGTCCGCACCTCGTAAAACTTTCAGACGCAAAAGAACAGTTAGAGCAAGATGCTAAACAAGGTGATATGCAGGCTTTCTTTGAACTCGAAAAAATTAAAAATCACGAAGCTGAAATAAAACAAATTTTTATCTACCAAGGTCGGGCAGGACTTTGGGACGACTACCAAAAATTTATGACTAACCGTAAGGAACTTAAACGCAAGGCTATTGAGCGTGAACAAGCTAAAAGACTGGCTAAGAAGAAAGCCATCAAGACTGCACTTACTTATGGTGCTGTGGGCATTTTCACTCTCGGTTTGGTTGGCGGGGCTGTGGCCTTTATATTGTTTCTTGTTAGTCTTAAGGGCAAATAGCTAAAGTTCTTCTTTAGTCAGAATCCCAGCAAGTTCTTCCCAGTCTTCTTTGGTCAAATTGCCAAACTTACACCAAGAAGCCATTTCAACGAAATCTTTACGAGCTGGTCTTTTGAAAAGTTCTTGAGAAACCAATCCGTCAAACAATGCAGTGAAATCCCTGCCAATCCTGATCAAAACCCAACATTTACCATTTTCGGCTCTGTATTGCTTGTGCCATATGTATTGGTTTTGACGCAACCCGACAGAAATACGAGTCTTTGGCCATTGTTTCAAGTATTTTAATTCAACCCAACCAGAGTTGCCGTCCTTCAAATAATGAACATCGGGCATACCTTTGGCAACCCGATTCTCAACCCGATACATTTTGAGCGGCAGTGATTTGCGCACCAGAGTCCAGAAATTTTTCTCACTCATCTTTCACCTCTAAGAATAATGACACAGGATCATTGTTAACGACATCAGCTAGGCTTTTCTTCCCACGCAATGCTTTGATGATTTTAGTATCAATCGTCTTGCTTGCTTCAATGTCAATGTATGTTATGTTGTTCTTTGTCCCGATGCGGTGACATCTGTCCTCAGACTGCAGCCTAGTCTCAAGATCAAAGCTGTTAGAGTAGTAGATTGCATATTCTGCCGCAGTCAATGTCAAGCCAATGCCACCAGACTGAGGCTGTCCGATAAAGTAACGGATTGAATCGTCGTTCTGGAAACGCTTTACAGCGTCCTCTCTGGCGTCGTTTGACACATCCCCATGGTAAGCAACAGCCTTGTCTCCTAACAGCCTCTCTATGGCTCTTAAATCAGCCTTAAAGCGTGCCCATATGATGACCTTCTGCTCAATGTTCTCCAAAATCTCTTTCAGAGCTTCCATTCTTGGATTTTTCTCATCAATAGCTATCGTGCCGTCTTCTTGGGGGAACCAACCACAAACTATCTGCTGAAGCCTGAGCAATCTTGTGATTGTCTCTGGGGCTGATATTTCTTTGCCTTCCATTTCAACGATGAACTCTTTACGCAACTGATCGTAGAGTTTCTTTTGTTTTGGGGAGAGGTCAACGTAGTGTCGCTGGTAAATTTTATCTGGGAGATCCAGACAATCTTTCTTGAGAACTCTAAATGAATGTCCTTCAATATTGTTTGTCAGCTCTGTGAGATTCTGATAAGAGACGATCTGTTTGTTCTCAAAACCACCCATGATGCAATAGCGAGCTCTGAAAGAGTAAAAGCTGTCGTATCCGAGAATCTTGTCGTCAAGGAACTTGAACTGGCTGTAGACGTCCTCTGGTCCTTTTGTTACAGGAGTCCCAGTCATGATCCTGCGGTATTCAGCGAACTTAGCGAACTTGGTTATGGTCTTTGTTCGCTTTGCTCCTGGACGTTTTATCCGAGAGCTCTCATCAATGACAAGAAGAGTTTTGTTGCTGACCAAAGCTCTCTCAATAAATTTGACAGCTGTGGTGCTGACGAATCCTTCAACATTAAAGCTGAATATTTTTAGCTTCTCAGAACAGCCAAGAACATCGTCAAACTTTTTCATATGAGTTTTGTTCATTCCGGAATAGTAGTAGATTGACTCATGAGGACACCATTCCGGAAGATGCTCTGGAATTTCTTTGTTCAACCAGTTACGGTGAACGCCATTGGGAGCGATAACAACTAAGGCTGTAATTTTGTTGTTGGCGTAGAGATATGCAGCAGTATCAATGATGACTTTTGTTTTGCCAGTCCCTTGCTCCATGAGCAGAGCAAAGTTCTTTTTGTCACGACTCATGTAGAATGCTTTGCGCTGATGATCAAAAGGTCTGGTCTTGAATTTGAAATCGTCCTCATTAGGAGGCTCAAACTCCTCGCGATCTTTGCGAGTCTTTTCGGCTTCCTTCAACGAGTTGACGTAATCATCAAGCATGCGCTTTGATTCTTCATCCCACTCAGCATCTGGCCAATGTTTGCAGAGGATATTTAGGTTAGCTCCAGTCGGGGCAAAAAGCAGGTCACGACCAACCCACTTTTTGAATCCTGGAAGGCTCGACAAAACATTGATTGAACTTGTGTCCAGCTTCACGCGAGCCAGACACAGTTTGCCATGAGCCTTCGTTATGATCATAGGCACTTGACCCTCTTGAGGTAGGTGCGCTTCTGGCGATGATACTCGCCATGATAGCTGACAGTTCCCTCAACAGTGATTTGATCACCAACCTTGACTTCAGAGAAAGACTTGGCAACTGTTTTGAAACCGACATAGTTGCCGTTGGTGTCAGTGCACTTGTAAGAGTAAGTCCAACCGTAGTCTGTGCCTTGCTCTTGAATTGAGTTGACAGTAACGACCACAGTGATTTTATCACCGATAGAGCCAATGTGCTCACTGCGAGGAGCATCGCTGTTAGCTTCAACAGCAAGCTCAATCAAGCCATCCTGATCCATCTCGACCAGAACAATCGCAAGAGCTTCAAGCACTGTCAGCTTGGTGCTGGTTTTGCAAGCAACATCAAGGACATCTGTTGGGTTCACAGAGGTTGAGTCAGAAAAGTAGTCAGCCCACTTTTCATTGAAGGTGTTGATCACCCAAAGCAAATAGCCAACATTCTCTTTGGCAAGATCAACGATAGGCTTGTTGACGTGCTTTCCGAAAGGGATCTTGCCGTCAATACGGATGCTGTTAACAAGCTCCTGATTCTTGATGGCGATTGGACCATAGTCAATTTTGTTGCGCTCGAACTCAGCTGGCTCAACCAGAACGTGCTCCCAAGTATTATCCTTGGCGTTCTTGGCATCAATAAAAGCCTGAGCTTTGGCATTGGCCTCATCAGGGTGCGCAGCAATGTTTTGCACATAGCTAGGGTAAGTGCAGAAGTTGTCGTCTTGACTATAATGCATACGCCACATACCGAACATCGCGTCTTTAGCTCCAGTCTGAAGTGTGTAGTAAACATATCGTGCCATGGTAATCTCCTTTCTCAATAGTATTATTATCGTTGATCTTGTGACAAAAAGCAACAATTTTGTCAAAAATAAATAAACTTTTTTATTGATCAATAACAGCTACTTAGCTCTTCCGAACGTTGGAATGTTCATCTCATCAAGACGAATCCATTTGTGCTTTGCTTTTTTCCAACCATTGAACTTGAAGTGGTGAAGGATTCCATCAGGCTTGTTTTCATACTGCTTTTTGTGAATGCTAGACATCATCTCCATGTGCTTGAATGCTTCTTCCCAATCTGCCAACAGCCAGTTGCTGATCCAGATATCGCCATTTTCCATGCGAGCCAAAATGGAAAACCCACGGCCATATTCTGGCCAGTGGGTCATGTCTTCAATCACGAAGTCCTCTACCAGAGGAATGGTCGAGCGCATTACGCGCTCTTCCAGTTGGTCAATCCGAAGTCGAACTCTGCGTTCTGATGCAGAGGCTCGATTGCTGGATTCTTGATCTCAGCAACACACTGTACGAGACAGCGGAGGTGCTTGCTGTTCTCGATAGGAACCCACTCAGGATTCTGGTTGTCGATCGTGGTATGATCGCGGGTATCAACAACCACATAGTGGCGAGTGATGTTGATGATGTACAGCTTGTTGGGAGCCAAGTACTCATCAATGTACTTGCGGAGATTGCAACGCTTCTCAGCCTTGACAAACTCAGCCTTGAGGCCACAGAAGCCAAAAGCCTTATCCATGTTGGTGTTGTAGACACCACAAGCATGACGCTTGCCACGGATCTGCTTCAGCATCTGGTAGGCAAACTCGTAGGTCTTGCCTGCAACAACTGCCAAGGCATATGGGCCACACCACGTCTTACGGAGGTTTCCGAGACGATCAGTTACTTGGCGACGGGATGGTGTATGTTTCATAATGTGCTCCTTTCTCAATATGTATATTATCTTACAAACTGACTAAAAAGTCAACAACTATTTTCAAATTAAAACGGAATATCAGCATTAATTTTTGGCATTGGTCCAACAAAGCTGTACCAACTGCCATATGCGATAGGCTCAGGTGCAGTATGGCAGACAGGCTCTGGCACGAGACAATAATCACCAACGAACCCTGTGCACTCGACTCCAGTCCCTTCTTTAAGCTCATCAAGGATCCAGTACATCTCTTCATCCTTGCCTTCATCCTTCATGGACTCTATTTCACTCGCCCAATACTCTGTGTGGTAATCATACCACCCATTGATTGTTGATTGATGATCTTCTTGCTGTGCAGTCAAACGATACATCAGTAGTCCTCCCCGCCATAGTAGCCATAGTCTTCATCAGTTCCCCAACCTGCTGACGCAAGTGCATCGGCATCAGCCTCAGCATCACTGTTAAACTGGTCAGGCTCGTCAACGCGCTCTTCGACGTAGAAATCCATGCCAGACTCTTCGCCTTTCTTGTTAGCCTCTTCAACAGATTCGAAATAGCCATCGAAATCATCGTCGATGAATAATGCCCAATAAACTTCATTTGCCATGTTTCTTTCCTTTCTCAATTTCAGCTTCTAACTTTTTGACCTTGTCATCAAGGTCTGCCCACTCAATTGTTTCTCCTGCTCGGGAAGCAAGTCCCCGAAGGGACTTGAGAAACACCAACAGTTCCTCTTGGCTCATGCTAGAGCCTCGAGGTATGCATACTCTTCATAAGGAAGAGGCTCACAGTCATCAGGAAGACCTTTCTTCCACTCGGCAGCAAGAGCTTCAGCTTCTTTCTCTGCCTCGAACTGCTCGTTGAGCTGATGGCAAATGTTCGCATACATTTCCTTCATACGCTCAATTGACATTTCATCCCACTCAAGGCGAAGACGGCAACCATACAGCTCTTTAGAAGCATCGCTGATGTTGTTGATCAACGAGTTGCGCTCAAAGTCCTCAACAGTGAAGATTCCCATATCATTCCAATGCGACAGGTCTTCCGTCCACTTTGACATCCAAAGTCCTGGCTCCTGCTCCATCATAAGATCAGCATGGGCATTTAAAGATTCGATGTGCTTCAACAGTTCTGACATAATGTGCTCCTTTCTCAATACAGTTATTATCGGTGATCTCAACTAAAAAAGCAACAACTTTGTCAAAAATAATCAAAAATAGTTTTTGATCAAAAACAAAGACTTATGTGAGCTTACGCCATTTGTCGACATAAATTTTTCTGAAGCCAGCCTTGATTTGGCCTTTTATAAGATACCAATCACCCAATCTGCCGTCCTCAACAATGGGCTTGCCCATCTTGTCATATTTGAAGCGATCAATGGTGCAAATGATTGGTCCAGTGTCATCTTCAAAAGTGACGTTCAACCACAGGTTGTTGCGATCAACTCTGCGTCCGCCACGCTTGGCTAGGTTGACTGTCTCGTTCATGTCTCGCAAGTTCTTCTCTTTGAGCTTGCCGAAGAACACGAACATTCCTGGATTGTCCCCATCCAGATCGACGATGTCTGTGATCGGAGAAACGATGTTATGGTCTTGTGGATTGGCCTTTATGTGTCCGAATCTGCGCTCGCACTCAAAAATATCGTCGTATGGCGTCTCCCCTTCGTCCAGGAGCTTGTTTTGTCTTGGGGTCAGGGGTTGGCACATCTCCCTGCGGAAAACGATGTCCTCGGCCATTTTAGGACCAATGCCCTTGATTCCGATCAGGCCACCGATCAACTCGCCATCTTGAACAGACCAGTTCTGTGTTGACTTGAACTTGTCATATGGCTTGTAGCTCAAGCCTTCCTTGACAACTTCCCGCAAAAGCCTGATTCCCTGCTCGTCGTCCTTCACATTGCGCAAACATGCAGCTGCAAACTCGAGAGGGAACTTTGCCTTGAGAACACAGCACCAGTAGCTCAACAATCCGTACGCAATCGCATGAGATCTGTTGAATGCCCAAGACCCCATTGTGTTGATGTTATCCCAGATGCGCTGTGCTTGATCTTCTTCAATGCCATTCTCTGCAGCACCAATCTTGAACTTCTCCCAAAAAGTGTCAAAGAACTCTTTTCCGAGAGACTTACTCATGGCCTTCCGTAACGTCGAAACGTCCTCCCAAGAGAGCTTGCCGACATCACGACCGATAGTCATGACCTGCTCTTGATAAACCACAACACCATTGGTCACTTTGGTGATGCCTTCTGTCAAAGGGTGCAAGTACTGGACAGGAGCTGCACCTGTGTGGCGTTTGATGTATTCTGTCGTGCCTCCTGAGTTGAGTGGTCCAGGACGAGCCAACGCAGTGATTGCTGCGATGTCCTCAAACTTGTGCACCTTCATCTGACGGGTCACAGATTGAAGTGCGTAGCCCTCAAACTGAAATATCCCAGCGTATTTCTCATCATTAAGGATAGCAAAAGCCTCTGGGTCTTCCAGTTGGTAGTTGACAATCTGATCCCTCGTCCAACCAACTTGATCCAGGACATCCTGCAGTACTGACAGGGTTCTGAGCCCAAGAGCATCGATTTTGAGCAAATTTAGCGATTCTGCATCTTTCTTGTCTATCTGTGCTGCACCAGTCTGAGAGTTGACAGAACAATACTTGCTGACTGGCTCTTCTGTGACGAGAATCCCTGCCGCATGAACCCCAGAGTGCCGAGCATGATTTTCCATATCTGCGGCAATCTTCATTTGTGGGTACTTTTCAAGAACCTGCCGACCAACATCAAGCTCGTTGAATGTATCAAGGATACAGAATGCTGCACGAGAGTCGCCTGTGCTGCGCTCAATGATTGCTCCTTTCAGATCATTCACTTCCCAAGCAGGGATGCCTAGCTCTTTGGCAACCTCTGCGATAGTGCTCTTGGCTTTGTAGCGAGAAACAGTCCCAAGGTGAGCAACCTTCTCTGCTCCGTACTTCTGCCTGAGATATTCGAACACCATCTCTCTGCGGTCGTCCTGAAAGTCGATGTCGATGTCCGGAAGATCCTCACGAGTGATGTCAATGAATCGTTCAAACAGTAGGTCATGCTTGATCGGGTCAATGTCTGTGATGCCTATCAAGTAGCAAACCAAAGAGCCAGCAGATGATCCTCGTGCTGGTCCAACAAGCATGTGCTCTTTTGCGTAGTTGATCATGTCAGCGATCACATAGAAGTAATCCTCAAACTTTTTCTCAGCAATCAGTTGCAACTCTCTGTCTAAGCGAGCTGAGTATTCTGGATCAGAAAGATCAACACCTCTTGGGGGAGCACCTTCTTGACACATCTCAAGCAGTGTCTTTTGAGCATCAAAAGAAACCATCTGTGCTGTCGGCAGGTTTGCGTTACACATCTCAGCAACAACGTAAGTATTGTCAATGGCCTCTTGTGGTGCCCAAGGCAACGCAGACTTCCACTCCCACTCATTCATTATGTGCATCGGAGCTGTTCGGTCTGTCCTGTTGCGGCCAACCAAAACCTCATATGCCTTCCTGTCTTTTACTGACGGGAAATAGTTGTCACTAGTGGCTACAACTCGTAAACCTTTTTTATTGGCCATCTCCAGTGCTTTTGGTGAACTCATAGGGTTGAGCTCAACAAACATTGTGTCTTTCTTTATCGATGGCAATAGACCCCAATCTGGGTTAGTCCCAGTCAGGATCAGAATATCATCGCTGACATCAAAAAGGTCAGAGTAGCCCAAACGATTGAAGTAGTAAAAGTTGTCATTGCTGGTGCTTTTTGACACGAGCTCGTAGAGCTCTTGCAATCCTGCGTTTGTTCTTGCGATGAATGACATGAAATTTGTAGCTTGTTTTGTACGCTCTGTTGGCTCTGCGACAACTCCAATCTCGACACCGAGCAGGGGTTTCTTTCCTGCTTTTCTGCATGCACTGCTGAAGGGGACATGACCCCAAGTGCCAGTATCACAAATCCCAATAGCATCGCCTGAAGTCTGAATGACTTTTTGTACTGATCCATATGCTTTCCGGAAAGAATATTCCGTCCTCACTTTTATATTGAGCATAACAACGTCACTATGATTCCCACGATTGTTCCTACGACTGTCGGATCCATTTTGATAGGTCTCCTTTTAGTATCATTTTGCAATCTTCGANTCTTCTTGTGAAGAGCTCGTCTGGTGTGCTGATCTCTTCCAAACGGTGGAAGGCCACTTCGTTTCGGTACTGAATTTCTTCTAGCATTGCCTTGCATGCTTTGTACTTTTCCTCAAACAAATGAGCTTTTGTCTTTTGCTTGTGTACTTCTTTTTCAAGCCTTAAGACATATGTCCGTTCATTTTGTACCACTTCACCACCTCTGCCATAGCCAAGACATCCTGCACTGCTCTGTGTGCGTTCTTGTGCTCTTGGCCTGTAACTTCTTGGTAAATCTCTCCAAGTTTTCGTTTCTTTCCCCATACCCTTTCTCCAATTTCGACTGTGCACACGTGCTCTGGTGGCCACGGGAACATCAGCAGTTTATCTATCCTCTCAAGGTCGAACTTAAGAATCTTTCTGTCAAATGGCAGATTATGAGCAACCAGTGTTTTCTCTCCAAGAAAGAACTCGCACAAATTGTTGTAGTGCGCTACAAATGGGTGCTCGCCAGCAAGCATCGAATCATTGATCCCTGTGATCTTCACGATCTGTGGGTCAAGGTCGTGCCCAGGATTGCAAAAGAACTCAATCCGATCAATCTCGTTCATATCATCATCATATTTGATCGCGCCAAATTCTATGATGCTTGGTTGAATGTCTAGGTCTGATCCCTCAGCCTTCGGCAACCCTGTTGTTTCAGTATCAAACAGAATCATGCGTGTCCAAAGCCTCCAACATGAATGCGTAAACACCAAGATCATGGATTGAATCCTGATGCTTGTTTTCCCACTGATTCGCATAACGAACCAACTTATGAACGATCATATTCAGCAGCCCAAGGCGATTGAAGTCTTCAGCATCATAGACTGTTATCCCATTTGGGAAAAGAGCCATCATGACTTGCCCATACTTCAAATATGAGTCGCCATATTCTTTTCGCTTTTCCTTGAGTGTATCAAGAGCCTGAGCCATGCACTCGTCTGGCGATTTCTTGTTCTGCATCTGCGTATCCTTTTTCGTAGGCTTGTTCCCTGACCCTTTCATAGCCCTGTCCATAGCCATCAACAAATTCTCCAACCTCTGCTCGTAGTCCGGCTGGCAGGTCAAACAGTCGTCCGATTTTTTGCTCTTTGAACTCGATGTCATAACCGACAATCCTCAACATATCAAAAATCTCCTGGAGCAACTTGAAGGCATGTCAGCCCAAGACCACGCCACATGTCAACGCAAATGTTGCGATCCTCGAGAACAAACCAGACCTTGTCCTCATCAATCCATTTTTCAAAAAGCTCTTGCTTGATTTTGGCATCACTCCTCATGTCGCCATCCTCTCGCATCAGCAAAACATCAAACCTGATGTCGTTGTCCATGAGCCACTTTATAGTCATCTCTCGGTTATCATCACTACGAGCAGTCAAAACCACAACAGCTGTATCTCTCGGCAAACACGACAATATATCAACGATTGGCTGAATTGGCTTGTCGTCTTTTCCTGCACGATTGAACTCGTGATATTTGCGCTCTTTCCAGAGCCTTACCCTGTGGCCGTAATCTCCAAGCGTCCCATCTAGGTCAGCAATGACTATGCGGCTATAAGATTTGAGAACCATGACGGCACACCTCCATTTTTCCACTTTGCGAACCTAGCTTTCTCGCCACAGTAGTATTGCCTGTATGCGATGACAGGGTCGCTGTGTTTATACTCGTCCGGCATGCATTGAGCAGGTGGTGTCAAGAATAAGCCTTCAGTGTTAACAGGAGTGTAAGACAAAGAGTCCACAAACTTGTCACAAGCATGAATCTTGCCGTAGCGGAGCTTGTACTCTGTCAGCAACGCGACAAAAAGCTCGTAGGCATACATGTAGTTGCTTTTTGATTCCCTGACCCAGACAGCACAAGGGTGATTCTTGAATGCAGCTTTGTACAAGCCTTCAAGGTCTGCATAATCGTCGCCATCGAGAACACGATGTGCAGTGCAGAGAAGCTGTGCTGTTTCCAGTATCATCTTGACGACGTGCTTGTCGCAGTGATAACGTGCAGCAGTCACTGGGTCTTCAGATAAATAAAATATGTTCATACTATGATCCTTTCTCAAGCCTTTATTTTACCTTCTTCTGCGACGAGAAGCAAATCTTTCGATCCAGCAGCTCGCGCAGAAAAGGATATCAAACTCATTTTTAGCGTGCGCAGTTTTTTTGCAAACCGAGCATGAGTTTGATTCTGTCCCAGATTGTTGGCTCTCGATCTTTTTCGACTGCTTCAATATTGAACTTTGCATCTGGTGATTCCTTCAACCTTTCTCTTTTTAACTGATAAAGAATGTATTGAACCTGATTTCTGGTCAATTTCTTGATTTCTGTTATCTCAGTTACTGTGAAGCCTGAATTTTTCAGCTCTATGACTTCTGATACTAGCTTATCACTATATTTTGACATATCTGTCTCCTATGGGTTCAGTGCTTTTGCCATTGATGGTGCAGCCCACTCTGTTGGGGTCAAGAATGATTCTGCCCAAGGATGGACTGATACCACTTCATCAACCATGAGTTTAAACACCTCTTGGTATTCTCCCTGTGCCCTTGGTGACAGGCGAGACTTCGCCATCTCACTCAATGTGCGCAGATTGAATTTTGCTACAATGTTCGTGTGAATGTTCGTTGGCAGAACTCCACGAGCATCTTCTGCTGGGACATGTTGCCTCAGCTCCTGATAAAAGCTATTGATTGCTGTCATGCATTGATCGTACAGAGCCTTTGCCTCTGGATTGTCATCAATCTTTGGCGGTGTGTAGTAATCAAATCCAGACATGTCAACAGTCCGCTGAGACTGTTGGGCATATGATCCTGCACGAGTCCTTACAAACTGATGAGTGAATGCACGAGTCACATCACGGATGTTGAAGGTGTAATCAATGAACTCCCAAGAGGATCTGATTGTCTTCAACATGTAATCTAGCTCGTCTTGCTTTTTATCCCAAGGCCATTCAGCAATCTTGCTGTAGGCATTGTCGTCGTCCATCAGACGAGTGTTCTTGGTAAACAACAACAGATTGACAGCGTCATCTGTAAACGATATTAGCTCAACTTTCATTATCTGCTCCTTTCTGAACATGTAGCATCCGAGAGTAGTTTGATCTTGTCCGGATGAATTTTTCAACGTGCTGAATATCTTCAACAACGTCATCTAGCAACAACTGCCTCCATGTAGCAAATCTGCCGACAGAGTAGATGTTGTATTTCGATGTGGCCTCGAAGATGAACTCTTTGCGGAGCTCTTCATCGATTGGCCGAATCTTGCCATAGTATTGATGCGACTCTTTCAGATCAACGATTCTTTTTGGCTTGATGCCAAAGTGCTCTCGCAGAGCTTCAGAGATGTGCGGACCAATGTTGGCTTGAGGCTTCCTGATAAACTCAGATATCACCATATTCCCAATGATTGATATACGATAGACATCAGATGTTGGGTCTGGGTAATAAATCGTCTGATACACATCACATTCTGGCTCATCGATCGTAGCTTTCAAAGTCCATATCTGTTGAGACGGGAACTCTGGTATGTCTTGCCAACCCAATATTTTCATTAACACAGGCATCGGTATGGTGCTGACGATCGCTGGTATGTCTGAACTCCAAGTCTCGGAAGTCAACTGCTCAATGCGATCCATATCAAGAGCAGAGCCATAAGTTATGTCACAGTTGCCTGCCATCTGGCTGATCACATCAAGTGGTGCGATGTATCGCTCAACAGGATCAAGGTTATTGATTGATCTGTTCAAGATTGCATCCGTCACCTTTTGTGAATACAGATTGCTCAGCATCAGGTTAGGCTGTGTATGTAATTTGCCGTCATACCATATTGCTTTTTGAACACGAACTTTCTTGAATGGGATCGCACATGCTGTCCCAACCTTGTCTGTCCGGAATCGAAGCAGTGCGCTGTGATTGTTCGGCAACTCTTCTTGCGCTTCCCAGACGTGAGGTCTGAGGGAACGTAGCATGTTCCCTGCTAGCAGACCTGCAAGCCCAGCACCATATATTGCTATCATCCTACCACCACATGACCTTTGTCAAGATCCCAAGACAGGTCTTGGCGACGACCACCAGCCTGAATGTAGGCACCATAGGTGATTGTCTTGTCCTGAGACTCCATAATGATCTGCATGGACTTGTAGCCATGAGTGTCTTTACGACGAGGATTCTCTGCAACGATCGCAGTGATCTTGGTGTTGTCAGACCATTTGGCCTTGCGACCACGAGTCTCCTCACGATCTGTTGACTCTAAGAACGCAACGTCCTTTTCTGTTAGTGGCTGAATGCCAAGAGGTGTCATTCCATCCAATGGCGGAACTTGAGGTGTCTTCACAGGCTTTTCTCCTTCAACCTCGATAGTCTGCATTGCTTTCCACAGACGAACGACAGCAGTGTCAGTATCGGCCATGCGCTTCACAGTTTTACGAGTGATGTTGTTGTACATGTTGACGATGCGTTTGCTTGTCAACTTCTTTGGGTGTAACAGAGGGATCAGATCCTCCTGCCGCTTGATGACAAAGACCATGTTGGCTTTGTCAAGATGCTTTGCTGCGTCATCCCACTTGTGGAATGCTCCCTTGATTGCTTCATTAGGGATGTCGATTACGAAATGTGTCATTAGTGCTCTCCTTTCTTACCAGTCAGAAAACGATATGTGCTCACCAATTGAGCAGCATCGTCCATAATTTTTTGCTTTGCTGCCTCTTTCTCCTTGCGGATCTCGTCCATTGCAAGGATGAGGCTGACCCCATGCTTCACGAAAGCCTTGTTGGGGACAAATGTGTCAACCCAAGTACGTTGATTCCAAGGCATTCTTGGGTCGTTCTCTAAATTTGTCATTTCACTCTCCTTTCTCAATACAGTTATTATCTTACAAACTGACTAAATAGTCAACAATTATTTTGCCAGATTTTTGCCGTTTTGCCACATGTCCCATGCATCACAGAAGCCTGCAAAGCCATACTCATCAGCATTGTCCATTGAAGACGATGCATAAACTTTTCCAGCTAGGCCATGAGTTTTGATAGCGTCTGCAACGTCATCAGCACTTTTCAAAACCAGATCCTTGCCACCTTCAGTTGATGCGATGATGGCTCCGTCTTGTGCACTCAAAAAGTCAATTGCGTATTTCATTTACTAACTCCTTTCTCAATACAGTTATTATCGTTGTTTCTGGTACAAAAAGCAACACTTTTTTGACAATTTTTTCATCTTTTTTCAACAATGAAATCAAACACTTACAAGTTGTAATATCGTAAACCACGAGGTCTGACCAAAAACAAGTTCTTTCTTGCACGTGTCAGAGCCACATACCAGACCCTGTTTTCTTCGTCTGAATGGCTGTTCTCCCAACTCAACCTGCCCATGTCTGTCAGCAGGACAACATTGTCTGCCTCACCACCTTTGGACTGGTGGATTGTACTTATGTTGATTCTTGGCTTGTCGCTGAACTTCTCCCCATTGCGCATGCAGGCTCTGAGATATTCACGCTCATCAGCAGGGATGCCACGCAACATCTGCATCCAATCAAATGATCTGGCCTCGTCTGGCAACCCCAAGTCTGTGACATAGTATTGATCCTTCACAGGGAGCTTGATGTTCGCATTCAGATAGCCAATCATGTTCTTGGCCTCGTGTTTGCTGATTGGGTTTCCTTTGCGCAACTTTTCCCATGCCATGATCGCCTTTGTCTCTTCAGTGTCCAAAGAGCTAGAGCCATACATGCTGTAAGCATAGCCTTGTTGNCGGACTGCCTTTTTGAATCTGTTNAGCANATACTTGCTACGGCTGAGCAGCATCCAAGAACCACCATGACTGAAATCAATCTCTTGCTCATCTGCCACNTAATCAACCATTCCTTTGTCAGTCCTTGGTCGCCATGGCTTCATGTAGCGATGCTTGATGCGACTGACAACTTCTCCGGCAATCTTGTGCACTGAGCTCGGTATCCGATAGCTCTGAGGAAGAACCATGCGGTCGCCTTTCAGGTTAAGAAACTTTGTCACATCAGCACCAGCCCAACCAAAGATCGCTTGATCGTCGTCTCCGGCTATGTAGACCTCTTTAGCGTCCTGTGACAACTCAATCGCCATCTTGAACTGAAGCGAACTCAAATCTTGAGCCTCGTCAAAGATGCAAATGTCAACAGGAAGTGCTCCTGAGTAATCAGCAAGCATGTCAGTGAAGTCTAGCAGACCATTGTCTCTTTTGTAGAGCATGAGTGCGCTACTATATTGTCTAGCTGCATGGAGCGTAAGATCTGGGATATTGACAAGATCGTACTGCTGTTCAACTGTGCGCAGTCCGACTCTGGCCAGAGAATCCATCCGACTGCATTTGTCCCCGAGGCCATCGCCAGTATGAATACCAAGATCTTCATCATAGATTCCTTTGAACTCAACTCCGAGTGCTTTGCCTAGTTTGCGGTAGTGACTGTTCGTCATCACCTCATTGCGTTGTAGCCCAAGCTCTTTGAAAGCCAGAGAGTGAAGTGTACGAAAGTAAGGAAAGCGACTGCTGTCAAAACCGAACTGTACCATGGCTCTTTCTTGAGCTTCATTTGCAGCCTTGCGAGTAAATGCAAGATACGCGATGCGCTCTGGTGGCACACCACGATTCAATGCATCCTCAACGATCCGCAAAAGGGTAGTTGTTTTCCCTGTCCCTGGAGGACCAAGAATGATCTGAACTCTGCGTAACATTTTCTTTCCTTTCTAACAATACACCACCACAACTGTCGCATTTGACCACGAACAGCTTTTCTGGATCTTTGTCTGCGTCACGGATCATCAACCGCAAGACCTGACCTTTTGTTGCTTGACCGCACAACTCGCAGTCAATGTAATCTTCATAATGATTTTCCATCAAAAGTTCTCCACAACATTGCTAGGAACTTCGAGATCATCATCTTCGTAAAACTGAGGAGCAGGAACCGACCAGACCTTGACTGGCTTTCCTTTGATCCGGATTGAATGACGATCGCCACCAGCTTCGCGCAACCAAGACCAGATCTGATGTTGGCTGTGATAGCGATAACGTCTTGCCTCCAAGAAGATGAACAAATCTTCTGAGCGGAAGTATACCCTGCCTTCATCTTTATCGTGCCATGGTTTTGCGTTCATGATCTCATCACGATGGCGAGCCTGCACCTTGCCTGTCAGGAAACTGTCAAGTATCTTCTCAAACTGGCCTTGTGGCGAGGCATCATCTGGGTCAATGATTATCTCTACTGTGTTCAGCAGTTCATTGATGCGTTGCTCCCACCGCTGTGCTGGCATCTTGGTTGGGCACTTGTTCAGCTTTTCAATGCATATCTTTTGCAGTGCACTCTGATCCAGGAGTTGCTGAGTTGTCACCTCAATGCGCTCACCTTGAATCTCGATGTACCAACGCACACTGCTTCTGTTCTCTGTTTCATACTTTGTGATAGCGTCAATCTCAATGGCTTGTCCGCCACCAACACCTCCCACTCCAAAATCACGCTTGGTGCATTTGCTTTTCTCACAGTAGTTGCAAATGGGTGCTTGCTTGCAGGTGTAGGCATAATCTTTCTTGCTGACTGACTTGATCAAGCCTTGCACCTCGCCTGATGGCAATGGCTCTGGCAGATGCTCATAGTTGAATCGCATCAGATCTTCTTGCCAGTCGTCAGGATTCTTCTTGCGATAGTACACCCCAACATTGAACAGCGAGATGTTCCTGCCACCTTCTGGGAAGCCCATTGTCATGATGTGCTGGAGACAAGGTGGGCCATCCTCAAACATGTCTGTCAGATCTGGCTCAAACTCTTCTAGCTCGTCGTAGCTGACTCTCTTCTTTTCGGCAACATCCAGGAACTGCTCTAATGTCAGCTTCTTGCCGTCATGAATGGCATAGCGTTCTGTGCTTTCTGAATTCCAGTAGGCAAGGTTGATCCAGTTGCCTCTGTCTAGTTCATTGGCTCGGCTGATTTGTTTGGGGAAGATCTCAACTCCACCATAGCCCAGTGTCGCTGCAAACTCGTTCAGCTTGGCGACCATATCAACTGCGGCAATGGCAGGTTTGCAAAATAGGTACAGGTGAGCACCGCCAGACTTACTGCGGCACATGACCAATGGTGTCTTTCTTATTTTCTTTTCTAGCGAATCTAGCGACTCATTGAGTTTAACATCACCTCGGATGTCAATGTCAATGACGCCAAAGTTACAGCTGTTGTCATCACGCAACATGATGATGCCTAGAATGTACTCGCCACCATCTAGGTGTTCTTGGTAGTGTTGTTTTGTTGCACCCTCGCTGACTGTTAGGGCGCGACCAGACATCTTCCCGTCTGCTTCTCTTTGTTGTACTCTGTATTCACCGTGAGCTTTTGAGTATCCCCTAAACAGCTCCATGAATCTGTCTGTTGTTGTCATAATTTTCTCACCAAAAAAATAGGGGGAGGCGAACCTCCCCCAGCACTCACATTACATCATCCTGACTGTCAGGTTGTACCTTAACTTCACCTGCTGATACTTGCTGTCGGAATTCACGAGCAGACAAGTAAATAGCTTGGCCGTTAGGCAGGTTGCCCATGATGCCGCCAGAAGCTCCGTCGAACTCCATAGTGACACCCCAACCAAACCAAGATCCTGCATCATTCTCTTCTGGCACAGTGGTGAGTCTGTACGCTGTGAAGAACATAGCAGGGTTGATGGTTGCGTCTTCAGTCGGATGCTGAATCTGAAGGCTGTTGATCATTGAGTTCCAACGACGTGCCTTCTTCATTTGTGATTTGCTCATGCTCAAGATAGCTGGGGCATAACTGCCGTCTGCTTCAATCACATAAACAAAATACTCCGCTGTTGGTACGATCTCATTGCCGTCTGCAGTGAAGTATTCCCCACGATCTCCTCGTGTGCATGACGCCAAACAAGTGGTGTCTGCTCCATGGTCGCCAGCAAGGCCACCACGATTTGCTTTCCACTCAATGTGCGCACGTCTGTAGCTGACAGGGACGACCAATATTCCGTCTTCACCATCATACACTTTGTTGGTCACTGTGTTCAGGACCATCCCTACTTCAGCTCCCTCGACGTATGCACCGTCACGCTTGTTGACTTGTGGACTCATAGACTGCAGGATCTGCAATCGTGGAATCATCAAGTCATCTTGCGTCATTTGTTCTTGTCCTGCACCGACATCGGCTAACAGGATGCTTGGGTCAATTGCCACTACGTTAGTGGACTTTTTTTCTGCGACATTAGTTGCCATGGTTACTTTCCTCTTTTGATGATAGCTTTGCGACCAGAGTAAACTCTAAACAGTTCATGAGGGATGTTCTTGCCCACAGACAATTGCTCCTTAATGAAACTGGTTAGTGTTCCTGGATGAACGCCAATGGCTCGTTTGTAAACAAGCCCACGATCAACGATAGACTTACAAAATTCGTTAGCCCTCTCGTCTTCGTCTTTTCCAAACCGAACTTCAACATTGCTCTTGATGATGTCGCCTGCACCGTTCTCACGGAGCCAAGCCAAACATTGCTCTAGTCGGAGCTTCATCTCGAGTTTATCTTCCTCAGTCTTGCAGCGATCAATCGCTGTTTGACTTGGGACGCTAGCTGAAATCACATCCTGCACTTCGACTTTGTTTCCATTATCGAGAGTGAATTCTTGGATGCGCAGGTTTTGCATCAAATCAGGCAAGCCCTGTTCTGCCAACCGTGTCAGTTCCTGCTTCATTTGCTTCAACGACTCTTCGGTCGAGGCTATTGCCTCTTCCAACGCTTGCATAGCAAGAGCCATATCTACGACAGCACCTAGGTCTTCGGATGCAGGTGCCACATCCTCAAGCAGATTGATACTCATCAGTTGTTACCTTTCTAAGTTCGAGAGCTACAGGCATGTACCAGCCTTTACGCCTATCCCTTTCACCCTCTTCCATATTACGCTCCCAACGTAGGACGCGCACCACTGGTGACGATTCTCCGGCAATCATGCAAGCAATCATGACGGCAATGGGGTCACCACCTCCAGGCCAGAGCAAATAATCGTCTGGTCCAAAGTCTTTCATAATCCGACGTGCTTTTGCTATCGATGGTCCAGGAAGAAACTGTGGCCTATCGTTTTGCTCAAACACTACTTCCAGAGCACCGTAACGAGCAGCATCAGTTAGGTCAGGAACCCAACCAAACTTATTCTTTACAGGTCTCTGCACTATATAAACTTTTGGCATCGCTATGCTCCCTTGAAATCCCAGTTCTTTTCAGTAGCAATAGCTCTTGCAGTCGCATGGTCTGGGAACAGCAACAACTGGTTACCTGTGCCCCAGTGATGACTATAAACCACACCACCCTTGACGTTCTTTTCGAATATCAGCATATTTTTCATACATTCTCCTTTCTCAGCGTTTTGTTAGTATCCCTCGTCTTGGCTCTGAANGCAACAAAAATTTTGCGAAACCAGTCTTTCCCAAGTAAATCAACAGCGAACCCAGAGATCCAGCGAANCCAGTGTCGAGTTGTTTNCATACCCGTCCTTGGGATTTTGAAGTTTATCTTATAAGGGGGATTTTGGAAAATTTTTTACAAAAATAAAAATGTGTATTGGTGGTTTCGTGGTTTCGTTTGGCCGATTTTGATAATCAGATCATGGACTTACGGACGTTTCCAAGGTATTTTTTGACTGGAGTGCGAAACCAAAGATTGGGAACTTCTGACTAAAAAGTGAAAAAAGTTGTTGCTTTTTATAATCAGATCAACGATACTAAGTGGACTGAGAAAGGAGATGCATATGAACACAGTAACCCGCTATAAAGTGATCCGTGACCTCGGATTCGATATTCAAGAAAAGTACTTTGACTCTGTTGAACGTGCTTGTGCTGAATCTGACTTCATGAAGAAGTTGCACCACACAGTGTCGGTTGACATTGTTGAGGAAGAAGTTGAGGCTAACTTCTTTACTGAGCATGGCTACAGCGATGCCTATGCTTATGAAGTGATTCGCATTGTTTCGGATCAGACCATCGAAGTCCGCGCAATGAAGGCTGAGTTTGACTTCAGCGATTGCGAGTTCATTCCTGGAGGCTTTTCTGCTCACTGCCCAAACCCATCAGCACAAAAGGTGACTATCACCTCTAATGAGAATGCACCGATTGAGCGCATCCGTCGCACCAAGCGTGGTTGGATGAGTGGCCATCGTCGCTTCAGCATTACTGAAAAGCCATATGCATACCACGATGTTAATTTTTAAGGAGTGGGGCTCATGCCCCTCTCTACTTTAGAAATGATACTGAAAATAGCAAAACAGGCAGGAATGGTCAAAGATGAGGATTTTGTCCTCTGGATGGAGTCCATTGGTGGCAGAGGCATAATCTGTAATCTTGAGGAGCTGGGTCGCTTTGCTCAGCTCGTTGGGAAAATTGCTCGTGAAGATGAACGAAAAAAGATGTCAAAAAAATAAAAATAATTGTTGCTTTTTTTAGTCAGTTC